AAGAAGTCTTTATCATGAAGAAATACCTTACCGCTAAGCGTTCTAAACCAACCTTTACCAAGTCGGGGGTTTAATATGAAAAATCAAAAAGAAATCTATCGGGCTTTAGCAGACGGGAAGAAATTAACCAACCCTCTACTCAACAAGGGGGTATATATTTACTTCGACGAGGAGGGGAGGATAGTACATTCGGATAAGGGGTTGGCCAAATATGTCTTTAGCACCCCTAGTGACTGGGAAGTTTATGATCCCAAGAAGACCACCAAAGTAACTCTTTACCGTTATTGGATTAAGCATAGACCTAGTAATACAATATTTGCATGGTCAGGAACTACAACCTGGGAAGAACTACAAGAAATAGGAGGGAGGCTTAATCTCCCCAATCCGACTAAGGTAAGCCTACCAGTGGGAGACTTGGAACTATTGGAAACTGAAGTCATTACCTCCAAAGAATTTGATCTATAAAATAAATCTTACTGTTTAAGTGGTCAGTACTCGGACTATTTAAATATTTATCTTGACAACAATTCCCGCTTCCTTTAACCTACTAGGTAACTGGAAGCGGTTCCGCTATCCCTGTCTAACCAATAAGTTAGCTACTAAATCAATGTGAAGATCGAAAAAATAAGATGACAGATTAAATAGAAATTGTAGAAGTTGCAAGCAGTTGCGTCAAATTATTTTTTCGATATATTCGATATATATATATAATTTAAAAATAAGTATGGCCGTCACGTTTTTTTTTTCTCCAAATTTTCGTATCTCAAAAACAAAATATTTTATTTGAATCCTTTAATTACACTGCACTAACTTACCACTAAATATTATATTTTGACATAGCAATTTTTAACTAAATAAAAATATTTAGTTTAAATATGCGAAACTCATTTGCAAGCAGTTGCGTTAATAGCAACGAGTCAAGATGTAAGATATGTAAAAACTTTTCTCGCTTGACAGTAATATTTTTAGCATTTATTGTGTCTGAGATTGATCAGGTTGGTGGAGTACACTCTTTCGGGAGTGCCACGACTGATCCCTGGGATGTTGGCCCCTAATCCAGCATCCTGGGTTTTAATCAACTAATTAGGGGGGAAAAATTAGGGAGTCACAGATGAAAGAACCGTTTAAACGCTCAATTGATTTATGGAAAGCTTTATTTGAAGGTAAGAAAATAACGGACTCCCCACCGGAATACGGGATTTACTATGCTATAGATAATGGTGTTGTTATGGAGTACCGACCAGGGAAACCTCCGGTGGAGACACCCACTTGTTTTTATGCGTATGGAAATTATTGGGAACAGGAGTAACAAGTGAAAAAGCAAATTAAACGGTGGATACCAAAAATGGGCGAAAGATATGCGTACATTAGCATGGATATTGCTAATGTTTATAGCGGGGTATCAGATAGCGTAGACGTTATTTTCCCAAATTATAGGAGTTGTAGTGGGGATGATAAGGCGTACACGTTTAATTGCTTCCGCACCAGAGAAGACGCCGAAGCTGCAAGAAAGAAAATCATTAAAATTTTAAGGGGTGGGAAGTGAGCAGCGAGAAAGTATTTAAAAAGAAAGAGGATTTTTTGGACTCCTGTAGAATATGTAATAATAGATTCTATCTTTCTGGTCATGGAAATCATACTTCATGTATTTGGGAAGCCGCCCAATCCTTCCCTAACGACAAAATAAAGAGGGTGCTTGAAATCCTAAAGTATGGAAGTTTCCATGAGGGAGATGGCCTTTATGATCACCGAGTAATGGATGCAATTAAAATTTTAAGCGAGGAATAAATGACATTTTTTAAATACTGTCCACGAGGACTAATCACATGAGTTACTCAGAAGAACATCAAATAGTTTACGAGGATTTTAAAAATATCTTCCTTCAATTGTCTGGAGTGGAGTACAAGGATGGAAAGTTATTTTGCTACAGCATAAACAAAAGAGGCAAGTTAAGTAAAGAGGTATTCTTTGAGAAATGGATGCAATCCATGGGGATGCACTCGGATGTACCAAAGTTTAGGAATCTAAAATATTGCAACCCAACTTTGATGGATGATTTGATTAATGAATTATTTCCCCCTGAGGAAGTAGTAGAGTTAGGGGGAATATCTGCCCCAAATAAGAAAATGGCGGATTTTAGAGAGGCACCAGAAAAAGAACTTAACTCCGCCGTTGATGTCTACAGCTACAAAGTGTTTATGGACATGAAGACAGGAGATAAAATTATATGGGACTTAAAGGATAAAAAAGTTTCCTCTAACTTCTCCTTTTCATCCTACGAGGATAAGATAAAAAATGCCGTCTTTATAAGTAAGGAGGAGGCACGTACCTTATTGGATAGAAATTTAGCTTTGATAAAATACGACCCCTACAATTTAAAGGTGATGTACTCAGAGGATATTGATGGCAGAGATACCGTTGTCATTAACAAGTACTCTCCGCCGCCATGGCGATGTGTCGCCCCAGATAAGGAACTATCTTGTCCAAAGGAGATTGGCGAGTTTATAGTCCACCTTGTGCCTAATAAGGAGTGTAGACAGTTTCTTTTTAATTGGCTTCGACAAGCAGTGCTCAGTAGAAATGAAACTTATCTAGTATTAAATGGCGCGAAGGGGATTGGGAAGAATGTGTTTTGCTATTTACTGGAGGCACTGGTCGGCGAGCATAATTATTTTCTAGCACCGAAGGGCATCTTTGATAGCAACTTTAATGGTTTTCTAGCAGATAAGAGAGTTATAGTGTTGGATGAGTTGCAAGCGAAGGATGATAAATCTTTAGCATTACTAAAAAAATATGCCAATCCCAAACAGTCCTTAGAATTTAAGAATCAAAATGTGGGGCAGTCAGTTGAGACATTCAATAGTTATGTTATTTGCAATAATGATGTGACTGATATTAAAATTGCACCAGATGATAGAAGATTTTCAGTCCTTGATCTTAGTGAGGTGCCGTGGAACACCATAGTGACACAAGAATATATTCAATCTTTTGTAAAGAGGATAAAAGAGGATGTGGAGTGGTTGGCAAAGTTTGGCCATTGGGTATTGTTTAGAAGGTACGTTGGGATGAATGAGTTTACAGTTTGGCGAGGTAATAGATTTTATAAAATGGTAGATGCCTCTCTAACTATTGTGGAAAGAATAATTGTCAATAAAATTTTATCTAAAAGTTCAAATGAGTATGGCTATGCTGAGATCAGACAACAAGCAGTTAGTGAAGGGTGCGATAAGAGATACCACCCCTCCAAACAGAAGGTTGGGGAATTTTTACAAAACTATTTACATGAAGGAAAACATAGATTAGGATTAATAGTGGGCGATGGGAAAGTCGCTAAAATAATACCAAATGAAATGTTTCAACCAACTGCGAAGAGTGATGATTTAGGGATAGAGGATTTTTAAATGGCTTTTATAGTTAAAAATAAGAGGGAGGGATGTGTGGGAAAACAAAATAGGAATTTCGAGGAACTTAGTAAACTTCCTTGGATTAGAAATGATGGCAACGAGAACAATATAACGGACATTCAATTGATTGTGGGATGTGTCCAACGAATAGCAAATAGTTTAGAATGTATTAAGGATTGCATGAAACAAATAACTTACCTTCCGAGGGAAAATTCTATCTTGCGAGATAAAAATAAAACTTTGAAACGAAAAGTTAGAGAATTGAAAAGAGAATTATTTTTAAGTCGTCAGGAGGGAGCAAATGAAATTTTGTCTAATAAGAAATAAAGAAGGTAATTTTCTGGGTAGGGAGTATCAGGAGTCTCATAATTATAGTACTTACACTAATGAGGCATCTCACTTTGATAATGTCTTTTGCCCTATGATGGAGTTTCTAAATGATAATGGAAAGTGGAGATTGACTATTTTTGAGACTCCAGAAAAGGTGCAATCTTTTTTAAAGGATAACAACTATTGGGAGCAATATAGGGACTGTACTGCGGTATCAATATCTGAAATAGTGACACTTTTTGAAGATAAGTGTAAATAGCTAAGGGAATAATTATGATATGGATTTTTCTAATTAACATAATAGCTGTTTTAGTAATTGAGTTCCTTAGGACTTGGTACTTTGCCAGTCCATTTGGACTACTTAGCACTATATCTAAATATCTAAATAACTCTTTAATATATTTCATAGTTCTATTTTTATGAAGGACGGTTGATTATGTTCTTAGAAACTTACGAAGTTAATATAAAACTGAAACAAATACCAGAGGACTTTCTAGACAAAGTGTCTGAAATTTTAGCTCAGTTGGAAGAGTATGGGATAGAAGTTGACGAGGGTGTTTATTATACAGAAGAAAATGGGAGGGATTGTGAAGATTAAATACTCGTCGTGGAAAAACTTAAGAGTATGCGAAACAGGGGGTGGGTTTGGATGGCAGAGATTTGGAGACCCTTCAACACAAACTATAGGAAATATTCTGGATGATTTGGAGGATGAAATGGGAGAGCTAAAAAGAAAACTCGCAACTTTAGAAGACCTATCATCCAAATATGCCCAAGAATTGGCATACATAAGAAAGAATGACCCAAAGTGGGAGAGATGAAAAATAAATATTGCTTCCTAGATTTTTGGTATGGATTCAATGGAGAGGTATTCTATTATAGCGTTGTTAATAATTCTTTTTGCCATAGAATAGAAATATCGGTATTGGGATTCAATATTGGGATAATGGGTTTAAAGTGAAAAATAAATATTGCTTCCTAGATTTTGAATACAATCAAACAAAAGAGAAACATCTTAACGTAATTTGCTGTGTGACTTTAGTAGATGGAGTGTTTAAGAAATGGTGGATACCCATCTATGAATTTAGATTATATGTTCTCCGTTTACAGGAGGAAGGGTATATCTTCCTATCTTGGAACGTAGTGGCTGAAGCATCTGCTTTTTATTCTTTAGGACTAGACCCGACCAAATTTCAATGGATTGACTTATACCTAGAGTATAGATGCTTGCTTAATGGTTGTAATCGGTTATCCTATGGTAAGCAACTAAGTAAAGAGGGGAAGGAAGTAACTACCTTTCCTCCTGACCTAGCGAGGATGTATGAGACAGAAGCAGACGATAGTGTTTCCTCTTCCAAGCCAAGCTACTCACTGGGATCAGCAGTTTATAAACTGCTCGGTAAGAGAATTGATCTCGCCGAGAAAGAGACAATACGAGACATCATTATACGAGGTATTGATGTTGAGATACACCGAGAAGAAATCCTAAAATATTGTGAGCATGATGTAACTAACCTTCCGCTGCTATTCAAAGCAATCCTGGCAGAATACAGACAAAGATTAAAGGATGATGCGTGGAAATTACTAAAGGGTGAAATGTTAGCTCGTGGTGATTACGCTGCTAGAACCGCTATTATGGAGAGGGATGGCTACCCAGTTAATGTGGAATGGATGAAAAATTTTACTTCCTCTGTCAAGCCACTATTGTCTGAGGTTGCTAGAGAAATCAATCAGCATCACCCCATGCGACCTTTTAAGTGGGACAAGAAGGAGCAAAAGTTTAAGCAAGATCAGAATAAGTTGAAGGAGTGGATTGGAACGTTGGGACTTGAATGGCCTATGACTGAGAAGCGAGGCTATTCCTTGAAGCAAGAAAATTTTGAAAAGTTTTTCCCCTTCCGCCACAACTACCCTACAGATAATTTAGGTGCCCAGATACTTCGCTACCTCAATATTAAACAATCTTTAAATGGTTTTGTCCCAACTAAGGAAGGGAAAACTATTTGGGATAGTGTGGGCACTGATGGAAGAGTACGGCCTTATATGAACATTTACGGCAGCCAAACTGCCCGTAGTCAACCTTCCTCTACTAGTTTCATCCCTCTTAAATCGGCATGGATGCGCTCTCTAATCTACCCAGAGTTGGGAACCTTTATCTTAGGGGCAGATTATAAGTCAGAAGAGTTTCTAATTGCTGGGTTGCTATCTGGGGATCAGGCAATGATCGATGCCTACCATTCTGGGGATGTTTATCTGTGGTTCGCTAAGGAAGCGGGTGCCGTGCCTAAAGATGGGAAGAAAGAGGGTTATAAGGAAATTCGTGACCTCTTCAAAAGTACCGTTTTGGGAATGTCTTTCGGGATGCGCGCCAAGTCATTAGCTCTAAAACTAACATCAGATACAGGGAAATTAGTTACTGAGGAAGAGGCGCAGAAACTTATTGACGACTTTGAATCTATTTTCCATGTCTACACTGAGTGGAAAGAGGATGTTGTTTTTCAATATGAAACTGATGGATATTTGAAGTTATCTGACGGTTGGTATATGTGGGGAGATAATGAAAATAATTTATCTGTCAAGAATTTTTTAGTGCAAGGGATGGGATCAGTTATAATGAGAGAGGCAGTTAAATTGTGTCAGATGGCAGGATTACAAGTGATCTTTACTCTCCATGATGCCTTGTATATCCAGGGAACCAACCTAGTTTTTCAGGCTCCAATATTCGCCGATTGCATGTTAAGAGCTTTTTATAATGTGTTTGGAGAGTCTAAGGATGCGACGGTAGGGCTAGACCTATATGCCTGGTCAGAAAGTTTATTTAGTAAAGAGGAAAAGATTACTACATGTGGGTGGGACATTGATGTAATGCCAATTCTAGTTGACGAAAGAGATGAAAACGAGTATAAGAAGTATTCAAAATATTTTATGCCAGATGATCTGGCAATTTAACAGGAGCAACAACAATGGTTCAAGTAACAAGAAACAGAGAAACACGTTCTATGGCGAAAGGTGGGAAATTCTTAGATTTCCAATCAATGAAAGAAGGGGAAATGGTAGCGGGAGTCCTTGTAAAAGAGGGCGTAGGTACATTATATCCAAAACCAAACTATACCCTACTAGTAGAGAAGTCTACGATGACAGGCAAGAATGCTTGCAATGCTGGGGATTTTGTAGTTCTGAATTGGTCAAATATTCTTGAGCAAGGAATCCAAGAGTTGAGAAAAGCAACCAATAAGAATTTAAATTTTTATGTGGAGTTTATTTACGAGGGATATACTGCTAAGAAGAATTTCAAAAAAGGGGATGCCGTTAGCAATAAGAATCACTACCATAAAGCAGACGTTAGAGGAGACCCTAGTGAATTTTCCGCCCCATCTGTAACTCCAGCAGTCATTGACCCAGCAAATGACGGAGTGGATTTGGAGTAGTTGTGTTAGAGACCTGTGTTTACTTATTACTGGTAGTCTGTGTAGTCATCCTTGTGGTGCTATGTAGAATATTGGAAATATTAGACAAACCCAAAAGAGGTAATTATGGCAGACAATGAAAAAGAGGCAGTAGGGGAGACGTATCTCTCCTACTCTTCAATGGAAAAGATTAACAATTGTGAGAGGCGTTGGTGGCACTATAAGGTTAAAAAAACTCCTTATGACTCTGACTACCAAAAATCTGATGCCTTAGAGACTGGTACTTTGTTTCATGAGCTATTAGAGCATTTGGAGCATAGTCCTAAGTACCTGGCAGTAGAGAAGAGACTTGGGGTATGGGAAAAGTTAGATGAATTGGCAAAACGTAATGGAGTACAGGACAGGGATATCCTTTGCCTAGTTATGGCAATGACTCTTAGATACCTAACCGTGCATCAATATTCTAAATTAGAATTTGTTGCTGCTGAGGTAAAGATTGAAGAGGAAGCGACTTACCTGGGATTTGCCGACTTAATTCTCATCAATCCATTAACAAAAGTATGGTGGATTGCTGATCTGAAAACGGCAGCTAAATTATCCGAAACTAAGGTAGCTAGACTCTTCAATGATTTGCAGTTAAATCTGTATGCTTACTTTAAACAGCAAATTGCTGATTTGTGTGGATTAAAAGTAGAGAAGTTTGCAGGATGCAGATACCGTGTGACGACTAAGAATAAGGTTTCTAGGAAGGAAGGAGAGGCAGATGGGAATTTCGTTGCTAGGATTTTGGATGCCATGAATAGGGAAAAAACGGAACATAGCTTGCAAAGTTATGATATTGAAATCCCTATAAAAGTGATGTCACCCTCCGCTGCTTTTGAAAAGTTTATGGATTCTTCTATCACAGCAGATGTATTGAGAAGAGGTGTCCGAGAAAGCAAACAAAATTTTAGTCAGTGTGATAGCTTCTTTAAGCCTTGTGAGTATTGGTCACAATGCCATAGATGCTTAGCTAGTGAATCAGCAAAATTGATTAAGATTAATACTATCGACAGTTATAAAACTGATGATAGCTTTTTAGATTAGGAGAATTTATGGGTTGGTTTAAAAAAGTGGATAAAGATTCCTTAGACCCTATGATGTTAAAGGGAATATGGGTGGAGAAATCCTTAGTAAAGGAAGTAGCAAAATACCATAATCCAAAGGATGACGGTAGATGGGGTTTATACCCCACTTTAGAAGCTAAATTTGAAGCTGTAGTAAATAGATTGGGAGTGGTTTTTGAGGAGTACTGGAAGGTTGAAGGGTTAAAGGATAGGGTTAGAGGATTATCCGAAGAAGTTAGAATAGACAATCTATCTCTAAAGTACACAGAAACCTATAAAAGATTGGACTCTTTAATTGAGAGTTTAAATAAATCCCTAGAAGAGAAAGAGGCATCTTTAAAGCTTTTAAAAGCATCCAACGCAGGATTGGTTAAGAAGGTAGAAGAATTAGAGAAATTAATAAAAGGAGAATTAAATTGAGAATTTTAGAAGTACGGTATGAAAGAACGAAACAGATTAAACAGTATGAACCAGAAGTTTTGGGACTTACGGCAGAGGTTGGGGATTCTGATCCCAAAGATGTAATCCATCAACTACGTGCTATGGTAGAGGCAGAGTTAAACCCTACCCAACCAAGTTTGCCATTACAATTGGTTCCAGCAAAAGTAGAGGAGAAAAAAGATGAAGTCCCCCCAGCAAAAGAAGTTGAGCAATCAAAAGAAGAAAAAAAATCGAGAGCTAAAAAAGGTAAGGTTGCAGAATCTCCAAAAGAAGTATCCAGAGGACAGGAGACATCTAGTGGGGTCGGAGATAAAGGAAATACTAAAAGTGATAAAAAAATAACTCTATTTGACACTGCCAATGCGGATCATAAGAAGTTATTTTTGGATCACGTAAAGACATTGTATCCTAAGATGGTTAAGGATTGTCCTGAGCACTTGGCGGCTAAGGCATCCCTATTAGAAGTAAAAGAGATCCCTTTCATTGATGAGAATGGAGATGTTTTACCAGAGTTTTACAAGTATGTTACTACTCTAATGGAAACTAAACTTGCAGGGAGTGCAAATGTCTCTGAAGAGGCCGTTGTTTAAATTACAGGAAACGGGGCGTGATTTCCTCCAGAAAGCAAAGTTTGCTATGCTGGGGGACACACCTGGCACGGGCAAAAGTTTCCAGGCACTTGCTGCCGCAGAAAACTGTAAAAAGTTATTAATTGTGTGCCCATCCTTTCTTAAGGAAACTTGGAAGGATGAGGCACTTCTCTCTTTGTACATAGATCCCCAAGAAATTTGCACTATTAAGGGCCATAAATTAAATAGCATCCAAATGGCGCAACAGAAAGATGCCCGAATTTCCATTGTCAGTTATGACGTAGCTCCTAGTCATGAGTTCCTATTCAAGGATGCCAATACTGTGATAGCTGACGAATGTTTTAAGGAAGGGACTTTGGTAGATACCCCTAGAGGACCTGTACCTATACAGAATATAAGAGAAGGGGATAGTATTTTAAATTGTATGGGGGAGGATACAGTAGTTAGAACCCATATATCCCGCTATAAAAGACATTTCCAATTAAAAGTAAATGGGAAAATTATAGAGGTTACAGGAAACCACCCTATCCTTACAAGTAGGGGTTGGGTAAAAGTAGAAAACTTAAAAAAGGGAGATCTTTGTGTACGAAGTAACAAGACAATGCAAATTTTGTGGGAAGGAATTCAAAAAGAACGTGTACCCGAGTACAGCGAAATATTATCTTTTTTGCTCAAAACCTTGCAGAGTGAAATCTTGGTCCCAATCCCCTGCTTTAAGAGATTACCTATTGAACCGAAACTGTATGAAGGATCCAGAAGTAATAAAAAAACAGAGGAAAACTTTACGAGATATGGGGCACAAACCTCCAGTAAGGGGTGGGAATGGATCCCCTCCCACGAAACCAGAGACTATGTTGATGGGGAAAATCCCCCAATTAACATGGAATATCCCTGTAAAGACAAAAGAAAAGGTTGGGAGCGGATATCCCACTTGTTACAAAATAGATTTAGGTGTGGAATCCTTAAAATTTGGGGTGGAAGTAGATGGAAATTCTCACAATCTATTAGCCAGGAAAGCTCAAGATCGGAAGAAGGATATTTTTCTAACTTCTTTAGGGTGGAGAATATACAGAGTATCCAATCGGGAAGTTTTGGAGAATCTAGAGGAAGTAGTTTCTATAATCTTGAAATTTATAAACACCCCTCCTATTCCGTAGAGGGGATTTTAGTACATAATTGCCATTACCTCAAGAACACCAAGGCGGAAAGAACTTCCGCTTTTCATACATATATTTATGATAATGATAATATTGAAAATTTATATCTGCTCTCTGGGACGGCAATAAAAAATAGGGTATCAGAATTTTACTCCCCGATAACTTTATGCAGCTATCTTACTGACCCCTGCAATGGCAAGAAACTTCAAATGAATTTTTGGGAGTTTCAGCACCACTTTATGAATGAGGATATCCTCCGACTTGGGGATAAAGTCATTAAGCAATACTCGGGAATTAGAAATATTGAGGAGTTAAAGTCCTACCTGAAGGGGAAATATCTCCGTAGGAAGTTAGAGGATTTTGTAGAAATCCTACCTTTAACTAGAGTCAATGTTAAGATGGAGTCTCATTCCAAATATGATGCTGAACTAGGCAAGGCATGGGACTGTTTTAATGAGGGGATTAAGATAGATCAGGAACATTTCTCCACCATTAAAGCAAATGCCGCTTTAGCTAAGACTCAGTTCACCTATGAGTATTGCCGGCACTTGATGCAGACGGGAGAAGGTCCGCTAGTTATATTCTCTTACCATCCGGCCGCTTTGGCAGATTTAAAGAACCGTTTTGAGGGAGACAACTGCAAGGTAGGGTTGATAGATGGGAACGTCTCAGTGGATCGTAGACACGAAATAAAGAATGCCTTCCAAGGTGGGCACTTGGATGTAGTTTTGATGAGCATTGGGGCGGGAAGTGTGGGATTTACTCTCCATGCTGCTAGACACGTTATTTTTAATGATCTATCTTGGGTGCCAGGAGATAATGACCAAGCAGAAAAGAGAATACATCGAATAGGGCAGGATAAAAAATGTATTTCCCATCGTATTCTAGGTGGGCCTGTGGACGTTAGGATAGTTAAAGCTCTAACAGAAAAAATGGAAGTAATTAAGGAGATTTTATGAATAGACATTGCTTATACTACAATGGAGAAGATGCAGAATGTGGACATCCTGGTTTAAAAGGAACCTTGTGCTACAGGAGTAATCATTGTTGGGGGATAGTTCGAGAAAACGAACGGATAGGATCTCCCAGTTTGGAATACATAAGAGCAAATCCCCCACATCCTAGCCTATTTGAGGATATAGTAAATGATTTTATGGAAATATTAGCTAGGGATAAAAAGGAGATTTTATGAGGAGCAATACATTCAGACATTTTAAAATAGATATAATTCCTATAGATATAATTCCTATGGTAGAGAGATATTGGGCAGGAAGGGATTATGTTGTCGTCAGAATACATTTTTATGATACTCTCTATAATAGGAAAGATAACTATTGGACCTGGGCAGAGATAGTGCCTAACAATAAGAAACGTATTAGAGAAAGTATTGAGTTTGGTAAGAAAGTCATAAGGAAACGGCATTGGGAGCAAATACAGGAATTGGTAAAAAAGAAATGGTTACAGAATAAGATATATGAACAATTAAGGAGATTTTTATGGTAACGGAGATAACTCAATTAATGGTAGGAGAATTTTCTCGAAATGTTAAGGTATTTAGTCAGGGACAACCTAGTAGATGGCATCTATTTTGCCAGGAGATAGGTACAAAGAGTAAGAATCCTACCAAGAAAGAAAAATTAATATTGAAAGATCTTATAAAACTATTGAAAAGGGATCTAAAAGAAGAGATTAAAAAATTAGAATATGAAAGGAGTAATCTGGAATGGATGAAATATTAGTAACTAATAAACAATTTGCCCTAGTGGTGGGACATAATTCCATCAATCAAGGGGCCAACAACTATCTTGGAGAGTCAGAGTACTCCTTTAATTGTCGGATAGCTGAGGCAGTAGCTAGAAATCTAGCTCTACAAGGTGTTAGGTGTATCGTTTTTAAACACAATCCCCTTTACTTCCGCTACAATTCTCAGCAATGGAAGGACGTAGCTGATAGAGTTAGCAAGGCAGGAATAGCCCATGCAATTATGTTGCATTTTAACAGTTTCTATACTCCTGTATCACGTACAGAAGCTCTCTGCATCCATACTCAAGACAATGTAGAGATGGCAAGAATTTTCCTAGACAATATGGAGGGTGCTTTTTTCTTTGAGACCAAGGAAGTCAAGATAGATATTGAGGATAAGGATATAGATAGGGGAGAAATAGAATCAAGTTATTTCAATGCACAAGGGATCTCCTCTATAGTTGCGGAACCTGTGTTTGGAAATTTTGAAACTGAAAATTCTAGACTGTTTTTCCATAATGAAAATTTGTATTGTAAAGTCCTACAAAATACTATTAAGGAAGTACTTATACCTGATTACAAGACAATAATAGGAGGCAACCGTGTCTAACAAATTTGGGGATCCTAAGAAAGCTAGAATACAGAATGAAAACAGACGCAGGGCTATGGCAGAGGATGAGGATGAGATTGTAGAAAAAAGTGAAATGTTTAAGGTGGAGAGAGAAAATATCTCCCAAGTAAAATGGGAATTGTTCAATTACATATGCTCTAGGGTAAATTTCCGTCAATTTAAGACGGAAGGATTTGACAAAGTAACGGGCCAGCACGGGGTGGAATGGGATCTTTGGGGAGCGTTAAAGGCTTTATATTCTGGATTATACCCCTACTTTAAACGGTTGACGGGGGATAATCAGAGAATGAGAAAGATCATTGCTGCTCACGCAGATGTTTTAACAGAAGCAGAAAGTTATGATTTTAAGGAGATCTGTGAGGCACCAGGAGATTATGAGGAGAGCAGTAGAATATTATTACAAGCTTGTGGTAATGCTGCTGCCAAAAGGTCAAAAGATACTTCTATTTACTTAGAGGGGAGGAAGTCATGGAAAAAATAAAGCGTCCACGTTGTATTAGAAACTTTAGAAAAGAAAAAGTTCCCTTAGAGTCGGATGAACAAAAGTTACTTTTTAAGTGGAAGAGTAAAATGGTAGAGGCAGGACACAAGGAACTGTGGGGACTAAATGCCAGCATGAATGGGTTAAGAATGACTCCAGGTATGGCAGCAAAGGCAAAGGCATGTGGTATGGTGCCAGGGTTTCCTGATATTAATTTACCTATCTCAAAGGTAGTTTATGGTAAATTGAGTTTAGGGCTTTTTATAGAATTGAAAAGGTTGAAAGGTGGTATTATCTCTAAAGAACAAGAAGAATGGGCAGTTTACTTGGCCTACAATGGATACCATCATAGATTTTGTTATGGGTGGATACATGCTGCCCAGACTATTTGTGAGTATCTAGGCATCCCTTTTAAAACGTTTTAACATTTTCTTTAAAGCGTTGGCGTACACTTTATTACCTTCTGATTCGGCAACTACTAGCAAACATTCCAATTTGGCAATTGTCTCTTTTAGGGATATCTTTTTAATTTTGTGTGGATCAGAAGTCATTGTCTAACAAGGAAGTGATCCCTTTATCTTTAGGAGTTCCCCTGCTCTTAGGTAATTGAGGCATTGCTGCCTTAAAATGTTTGTTCATATAGGTGTAAATTTCATCCAAATAATTTTGTATGGCCATCCAATCTTCCGGTGAAATTGCTATCCATTTATGTGCTAAGGATAAGGATCTATTCTCAGGATCAGTAGTACAGATCAACTTACCATAATTAAAATCAAAGGTAGCTACTCGATAGTAATCCTTATTGTAATTGATTGCTCCGGCCTCTATTGGTTTGATAGTTGGGAAAGTGCCACAACTACTTATGGACAGAAGGAGCATCAAAGAAATCATCAACCGACTCATCAAAATTCTCATCCGGTGCCTCCAAATACACTTTAACACGTTTCTTCCTTTCCTGGGTGCGAATAAAACAAAAACCTTCTTGCTCCCAATCTTCCAGGGCAGGGATTATCCAGTTATTAAATACCCAATCCAATATCCAAAGAGTTATTTTTATCCAGAAAGGAGAGAAAATTCCGGTTATTTTTGACAGTACGAATTTAAATACCTTCTCTTTTAAGATAGGTACGGAGAAATCTACGACCTTCTCAACTATCTGCTCTACCGTCTTTTCCTCGTATGCCACGTATTTTCTCCATTACCCATGCACTTAATCTCCCTGCCATATTTAAAAGGAAGGGGATAAAGAAATACTGGGCGATAAATTTTAATATTGCTCCCATCTATCTATGCTATCACATCCAAATAAAAAGGCCAATCTTTCGACTGGCCTAAAACTTGGAGAAGTTTTATGGAGCAACTAACCGTTAGGATTGATCTTATCTTCCAAAGCGAGAAGTTTTTCCTTAATAACTGGATAAAGAACCTTCAACATATCGTCGTAAGGTGTTGGGGAAAGAGTAGCAGACTCATCCAACCAACTAATTGCAGCGATAGTAATAGCTTTAACTACTTCCTCAGCTACTTCAATTCCCTGTGCTTTCAAATTGTCCATCAATACTTTAAAATCATAAGCCTTGTCCATATTTGCTCCTGTTTTTAGTAGAGAACATACTCTACAAATAATTCTAGTTCACCATTAACAATACCTTCTCCAGAGGCGACTAATGCACTAACTGTACATCCTGTAGCTCCTGTCAAAACTCTAGCTGAGGTAGCTGTGTTGGCCCAATTGATTGCACCATTCACCATAGCACCAGAGGCATAGGTAGGAATATCCAAATCTGTGGCCCCGTACACGTCATCAGTTGCCTTACAACCCATAGAGATCATAGTATTAGCTGTAGCAGCGTTTACTACATCCTCAATATAGAAATAACTTCTAAGAATAGCAGCGGTAGCTGGTAGAGTTCCTAGGGTGATAGTAGCTCCTGAAGCATCAAAACTATTCCCTGTCGCCATCTTCATGTTGAACTGTTTTGTGTAGACTACTTGGTAATCTTCATTCGTTTGGAGGGTACTTACATCCTCCTCGATAGCGGAAAATCTAGTTTCCTCATACGGATGAAATGGCGTAGCTGCCAGAAGGTTTACGGACATAATTAAAAACACTAGAACCAATAAATTTCGTATCATAGTTACTCCTTGTTATTTGTACACGATACACTGTAAGTTATTATGCCTATTAAGGCCACAGAAGGCAAGTGCCAAGGGAAATTTCCATAAGAATTTACCATAATTGCTACAAAGGACGAGAACCATACAGCATTTAGCTTATTAGGTTTCAATCTTTTCATCATATAAATGAAGAGTGGGAAGGCAAATACCCCAAAAATAACTAGTAATTCTAGGTATTCGTTGTGCGCCTGTACCCATCTTTCTTTACCCTCTAGGTATTTAGGGAAATTAGAGGCAAATGTGTGGAAATAGTCTCTAAAGGAACCCGCCCCACTACCGTACCAATGACTCCCCCAGATAAAGTCCATTATAATTTCCCACACTGTAAATCTATTCCCATGACTAAAGTTAAAAGGTAGGAAGAATAGGGAGATAAGACCCGCCCCACAGGCAATAAAAGTCTTTATACGATGGCCAGATAAGAACCCTAGTGTGACTAAGGACACTCCACATGCCACAATTGCCATGGCAGATTGAGATAGATAAAGGGCAATAAAGGAGGGTATTAGGCCCCAAAATAGTTTCTTATTAAACATGAAGGGTATGCAGCAAGTGACTAGGATACTGGAGTAGTTCTCATTTCCCAGGGATCCCTTGGGAGCTATAATAGTTCTAACGGTAGCTGAATCCACCCATACTCCATCTTGCATGATAAATCTACCAACACCTTTGGGAGATAGATAGTCATGGATTAGGAATATATTGTAATGGGTTAGGATCATATAGATTGCTTCCAATATCCCTACAACCCCTATGGCCCAATAAAGTCTTTTTGCTACTCCACTCTTTATCCTTATTTGATCCAAAGTGTATAACAGTAACAGTGCAGCATAGAAACACTGAGAATGGAAAAATACTGTAGGAGAGTTGGAATGGCCGTAGGGTTGAATGAAGAAGATAAAACAGCCAATAACAAATAACATAAAATTAAAAAATGTTACTGTTAGGGCCCGTCTACTTATTAATGTGGCTAGGACACATATGGCAATAAATCCTGTTGCCTGATAGTATCCTAGAGGCACTTTAGGTTCTAATCGGGTATAGAAGGGCAGAAGTACTAAGGAAATAGGTAGGAACCATAGAGCTAGGTATTGCTTTTCTACTACCCAATAATCCAATTTGTCTATGAAGATACCCCAATACTCCTTGACACTTCTTAGAAAATGATCTACTTCCATTTTTCTCCCCCAGATTGTTATAAACGCATATATGCTTTATAACACTTTAGGGGCGGGCAATCAAATAATTTTTTAACCAGATTAATTCCGTTCCTATCTTATCGATATTTCTTGCCATTATGTCTATCTTACTATCCTGAATTTTATCGTTGACATAAACTCCAACTACTGCTCCAACGGCACTGACAATAAGGGCAGCAGCGACAGTACAGATTATCTTTAGAAAATGTTTCTTAATCTTTTCCATGATTGTACTCCCTGCAATGTAATTTTGTTCTCCCCTTCTCAAAATACATATTAACTTTCCCATATTCTTTAAACAACTCAAAACACTTATCCTCATTAGATTGAAGTAAGGCACATGAAGAAAGGAATAAAGAAAGAGCTACAATCAGTTTCATTAAATCCCCTCCGCTGTAATTACTAATTTAGTATAAAAGTAAGGAGTTCCTTGGGTGTGAGGTCTAAAAACTTGTCCTGGGTTCAAAACTTGCGTAGTCTCAAATACCCTTGAATGACCTGCCAAATAGTTCTGCCCTACTGCTTCTTTTGAATCATAAATATCCGTTATACTGGTAGTTAGATAAGTCCCTGAAGCATCTATAGAGGCCCCTATGTAAGAGTCCGTTCTATTTGTTTTATAATATACGGTTATTCTACATCTCATCAATGCTGTGAAACTTATTCCCCATCTAGCACTATTGCTTACCTCCAATATCTTATCTCCCTCATTTTTAACTAAGGTTAAAAAATAAGGTATTTTATTATTGGTAGATCCATACCCCGCTGGGCCGTAATACTCGATATATTGAAGGGGATTTACTGGTCTAGTAGTTATGGTGAAATTATCCCACCAAAGATCCATTCCTAGGGTTCCAGTAGCATTTCTAAATCCTGCCCTAATAGTAGATCCTGAAGCATTGTATGGTACATGTATCCCCACTAATGCAAACCCATTACCGTCCGTGGCCACGGATAATTTTATAATTTCAGGAGATGCTGAATCATATTGAATACCATAACTAAGTTCGGTATCTGTAGCTATTCCAGAAGTCTGATATCGGGTAGTCATATAGTATTTCTTACCTGTCTGCCCTGGAGATAAGGTAGAACTATACCCAAAAATATCATTAATCCCATTAGCTACTGTGGAATACTTAAAGGAGTTTGAGGATAAGAAATCATCTGTAGATACCGTAGGTAAATTAACTGGAGTCCCTACTAGGCTTCCAAAAGTAGCCCCTGTGGCCAGGTAGTTTATATCTCCAGTTACAGAATCATCTGCTACAAATAATTCTAAAGTATTGGGATCTAACCCCGCCGTTCCAGAAGAACCTAACTCAGATTCCACTCCTCCACTAGTTAACTTATAAATCTTATCGTCTGCCTTAGGGTAGATCTTATTAAACCCCGCTGCTGGATTAGCTGGGGTCGTGGTTTGTTGTGCAATTACTAAAGCAGATCCTAAAGTTAAATCCGTAGCGTTTAAAGTAGGGAAAGTCTTTGCCCCACTAAATACTTGTGCCTGTGTGCTAACATACCCTCCCACTGTATCAGAGGCGGGTTGAGCAGCTATAGTTGCTTGAGGGGCAGTTAAATGTTGGTAGTCTCCAGCGTTTAATCCAGATAAACTATCATGGGAGGCTATAGTCTCCGCAGTATTTACCCAATAACCTATGCTCTTATCATAAGTGAGTACATCCCCATGAGTAGCAGTATTGATTAATACATCACTTTGAGATGCTAGGGTACTTGGTTTATTGTTGAAAGAGTCAAATTGAGACTTACTAATTAATCCTGCCTCAACTCCTGCCTCACTGGCATAAGGGATTTGTAATTCTCTAGTTGCCCAGGCAACTTCCGTACCAGTAGCAGAGTAGGTCATAGGGGTATTAAATAAATCATAGGCCTGTTTACTTAATAAACCTGCTGTTACATCAGACTCACTAGCATTAGGGATTTGAAGAGTATGGGTTCCGGCTAAATCCACCCATGAAACCCCTACCCCAGTGGCAGCGTAGGATAGAATGTGAGACTCTGAAGCATCCCCATTAATTACAGTAGTAGGTGAGGCATTCCTCCAAAAACTTCCATCAAATACTAAATGCTCTCCAGTTGCAGAAGTTCCCAATATAACGTCTGATAAGGCATCTAAGTCGGCAACCCCCCCCATAAGTAGATTATATTCAATCCCATCATCATCCAAAAAGTAGACGATATCATCGTCCTTGGGATAGATCTTCCCATATCCAGATTTAAGGGTGACAGAAGAGGCAGCAGGCATGTACTTCATACCTAGAACGCTATCGGATAGATAGGTTTCTGTGTAATACTTAGGACCAGCTTTTGCCACATTTGCCAAAGCAAATAATAAGAAGGATGTAATAAATAGGAGTACTAATTTATTTGCATTTTTCATTTTATATCCCCATCGAAATTTCTTCACCAACATATTTAATATAATTCTCATCTGCCTCAGTAGTTCCTGCCAACGTATCCTCAGTCCTGTAACGTACTTTACCTACGTCTGGCTCTGCGGGATCCTGATAAATATCAAAAATATAGCCATGTGGATTTCCTATCTCAATTATAGTTACCACATCAGACAAATACCACACATCATCCACACATTGCATATTCAATTCAATATTTGCAAATCTAGTTTCCACATCTGTTTTACGTTTTACTTCTAAGTAAACTTTTACCGATCTAGCTTGGTCGAAATCCCTCTCCAACTTAGAGGGGGATCCATCCACATAGTCCCAGGCCACCTGGGGATTTTGGGTTGTCTTTTTACCTACGAATCGAGTAGTCGGTGCCAATGCCTCTAAGTCCGATACACGGGCATCTAATAGGGCATCCATTGTCTCTAGGGCATCTACTCTGCCATCCAGTACTGTTATGGTGGACAGTGCTGGAACTAACGTATCTATGGCCTGTTTTGTTCTTAAGGGAGTCATTCCTGCAGTATTCTCTGTCCCACCTTCTGCCTCAGCTTGACTAGCAATTGCTGAGAATATTCCATCTGCTCCCGCTGCTCCTGTTGCTCCAGTATCTCCCTTATCTCCTTTAGCTCCATTTGATCCATTTGTTCCCGCTGCACCAGTTGGGCCCTGAGTTCCAGTGGAGGCAGTAACTACCAATTTTTCCCAATACCCACTACCTAATTGAGTTAGAAACACAGTGGAGGTATGAGCTATTAAACAACGATATAGATTAACACTTTGATGTACTACTTGATTAAGTACATAGGCAGTAGCAGTTGCCCAATCAGGGATCACCGCACTTGTGGTAGATACAGTAGATCCTGCCACTAATTCATCTATGGCATTATCCAATTCCTGTATCTGCATTGTAGATTTATCAAATGCAGCTTCTACTCCAGCAAAGTCAAAAGTCGTACCAGAAAAGGTTGTTTCTTGAGTTAGAGCAGTTACTCGTTTAACTGTTACAATAACTCCAGCGGTTGGTGTGGCCGTCATAACTACGTTAGTACTCACTATGGCAAAAGCAGAGGTGGCAACATCATCCAGGTACACCTTTACCTGGGTTGCTTCATCATATTCAAAAGGTATGGCATAGGTTTTACCTACCCCATCTGCCGTGTAATCTGCTGTAACATCTAAATCTGAAACTGCCATAAATACCTCACTCCATCATATTTTGCCCGAATAAATATAAATCTGCCATCCAATACTTACTAAACTTCTCAACCCCCTTCTTTTTAGGGTTTAGATTCAATGCTTTTTGTGCAGCTTCCCCAAATTTCCCTTCTAATGCCTTAGATGCCACACCCATAGGATAGGACAGTAAAGGTACACTAGTTCTGGAAGGGGAGAATTGGCCTCTTTTTGAGTCGTATAATAGTAAGAAGTCAGAAACAGGACCTAAAGTATATTGTTTTAACGCATCAGCTACATAGTAAGGAGTTACTTCTGGAGGGTCTTTATCCTCTGCAATTGCCATAAATTGGTCATAAGCTACTTTATAGGCAACAGACATTAGGGCAGCACTAGTAACTGCTGCAGTTCCTTTAGAGAAAAATTCTATTCTTCCACTCTCTGTAGATGCTTTTAATGCTTTACCCATTACAATTGCGGCTTTCATTACTGGGCCTTTAAAAGTCCACATAATTTCTCTCATAAACCTGTCTGGCATGTTTTTAGATGTTGCCATAGTTCCATACTCTATTCTGGTTTTCCATCCAGGCAATCCTGCCATATCTTGAATAGTGTTATAATAAAAGGATCCTATTTTAGAAACTATCTTTTCTTTAACCACTCCGTCCACATCTGCTAATTCATAAATGTCGGGTAGGAAAAGCATATCCCTATTACTAGGTATATTTCTTATTGCCTGTTGGACAATTGCCTCCTCAGCGGGAGTCAATCCTATGGATTGCTTCATTTGCAATTCATATTTATTTAACTTTGCATCCAGTTGGAAAATTCTCTTTGCATAGGTGCTTACATATCTTCCGGCCCCAACTTGTGAACCTCTAGTCCAAGGGGTGAGTAACTGTAGTTTGGCAGCTATTTCTGCAGCTTTGTAAATAAACCCAGTAACCTTATCTCCAAATTTAGTATCCACTCCACTATCTAAAGATGCCTTCAAAAACCCATCTAAATTTAATGCCACTCCTCTAGCTATGGTTCTTCTATCTTCACTATCTACCATGTATCTGATAGTATTCACTACCCCCATAACTGCATTTAATGGACTCATTTCTCCTGTCATAAAAAATTTGACTAAGTATCCATTTATAGCATCCATAGGTTGCTTATAAATGGATCTAAATAGTAATGTGGTAGCTGCCACTGCTTTAGTTCCCTGCAAAACATCTATTAACTTACTATCCCCAATGGCCCCGTAATTGTAGACACCCTTCAATGCCACATCCAATTTATCTAATTTTCCTGCCCCTTTACCTGCCGATTTATTAGGAGTTAAAATTGGTGCTATTTTCTTTAACCATTTAACCATTTCTTGAGGGTAGGCACCTAGAGTACCTTCTACGGCCACTGCCTTAGATTGACGACTTATAGTCCCATCTAGTGCTTCCATTAAATTACTATACCCACTGTAATCTACCATTTGTTTGTATGCTAATTCTGGAGTCTTATAATGAAAAACCCTTGTACCTCCCCAGAAGGAAGATTTTAGTCCTGGGGCCAGAGGATTATCTTTCGCACCTTGAATGAAGTCATCTAAAATTTTATTTGCTTTTAATAGGTCAGTGGGATCCTTTAAATCCAATCCAAAAGATCTATCCCAATCCAATCTGTCCATAGAGTCAGTTTTCCATTTTTCAGGAGATATATTTATTAATCTAGGATCATTAGACCAGGAGGCTATAAAATCTTTTAATGCTCGGAACCCTGTACCTTCTCCCGTCTTAGCATCTGCCAACCGTCTTATCCCACTTAATAGAATAGTGGCTATCTGAGTTACAGTAGGGTTTTTACTGACTCCTTTACCTGTAGTGGATAGCTCCACAATTTCCCTAGCTATATCAGGGCCGAAATCTTCCGAGTAAGCTTCTCTCATTAAATCTGCTTCTAGCAATCTAGTGTTTATATCATTCTTTATAGATTGTGCTAGGATCCCTGCTTTTCCTTCAATAGTAACGGAGGATTTACCTCCTGCTTCAGTACTGCCATAGAAAGGAGTTAGAAAAGCGTCCAACGCTGTTTTACTTTTAGAGTCTGCTGCCATATCTAAAAATGCCATTTGCTTCTTAATAAAATCTACTGTTCTTAAATATTTAGTAATCTGTTCTACTTTTAATTCTTGAGATTTTTTCAAAGCCTTTAATCTTATATCTGTATTTGCCCGCAGAGGTTTGGAAAGTATGTCTTTAATTTCTTTCTCATTTAATGCAATTTCCGAAAGAGTTTTACCTTGTTTATACACCGACCTACCTGCAGAAACTTGTAGTTCTTGTACTACTTCTTTCAATTTCCCCATTTGGGTTTCTGTTAGGATTTTTCCAAATTTGGAGGCCAGCATCTTTACCATACACGGGCCTACAGTAGGCTCCCCTGCCACACTATATTTAGCTAGTAGCTCTGCTTTTTTATCTATCTTTGGTTTAACCGTTTCCATATTAACCTTTAGTTACACAATTAAATAGTGCCTTAAATCCTTCACTTTCCTTACTAACATCCCCTTTCAATTTCTGTAACTCTTTTAACTTGTTATCTAAATCCTGTTTTAATTTTGCTACCCTATCTTCGAGGGATTCAAATTCTTTTATTTTTAGTCTGTCATTAAACTTCCTACTCTCAAACATAGGGTTAGGTTTGACAGGTTTAGGATTCAGTATTTCTTGTAAAGAGGACTCCCCACTTTCTTCAAAATCAAAAGGTTTCTCATTAGTCTTAACTTCTAAATTATCTTCCCCATCAAATAGGGGATTATTTTTCTCTATCTCCTCTAACTCCGCCGCCTCTTTAGCAAAGGCATTAAACTTTTCTGGATCCATCTCATTAACTTTTTCTACATTCTTAAGTAAGTGATCCAATTCTTCACTGATTCCATACTTTATTTCTTCCTGGGATGGAATAGGATTGTCATACTGGCCGGATACTTCTTCCTTATCATAGTGGATATCATTCTTGGGGTTTTTAATATAGTCGTCAATTTCCTTAGAGGTTGTTGACATCTCTTTCATAGCTTCATGTTTTTTTATATCCGTTAGCTTTTCTTGTTTTATAATGGAGTCATCAAATATAAATAGATTCTCTACCCCATTATCATCTACATAGTGGTATCCCTTAATTCCCATCTCAGCTAAAGATTTATTAATTGTATCCCTAACACGAGTCTCAGACATTCCAGAATTTTCAGCAGCATCCACTATTTCTTCTATAGTCTGATCCAATGGTTGAGTTAATGCCCTAGAGTTTAATCCATCTGGTATATCCTCATTCTTTAATATTTGGGGGATGCTAGATAGTAATTTATTAGCTATCTCAGGAAGAGGTGCTTCCTTTAATGGAACTACTTCTTTACCTACCTCCACTTCAAATATTTTAGAGTCATGATACATCATGGATCTACTAGCAACTTCCTTATTGGATGTTACAGTGATCCCATTCCCATAATCTCTTCCTATTGTTGGGCCGTAATGTGGCCTCTCATGTACTGTATTTACATCGGGAACTATATCGTTGGTAGTAGGTCGGAGATTATCCCTAATACCTTTCTCTATTAATTCTTCAGGTATTGGAACACCCTTGGCAGCAGCTTCATCCATTTTGGATAGAATATCTGCCTTAGCGTTATCTGAACCATTTTTTAATATTTCTTTGGTATATCCAAAAGCTTTACCCAACCCATAGTGTAAACCCTTAGATACGGAGTTTCCTAGTATATTCCCACCCAACATCCATGCAAAATTCTTGGCATCGTACTTAGTACCTATCTGTTTATTTCTCATGTACTCTAAAGGGGCGGTGGCAGAAGTTTCCAAAGCACTTTCTGCTAGGACATTCCCAACTGGATTACTTATTATCTTGGATAAAGTGGAGGCAGCATACTTTGCTTTGAAGGCAGAATTTGCCAATTTAGCACCTACAGAGCCCAATACTTTCCCTGCCCCTATTCCCGTCAACATACCGGCAGGGTCATAGTAGACACTTCCTGCCATACCCATTAAAAATTCTTTAATAGGACCACCAGTATAAAGACTTTGCGCCCTTGCGGACTCCTCTTCTTCCCTCTTTCTTTTAGCTTTAAATCTAGCTTGGATAGGATTTAGAGGGGCACCAAAATCATACCCAAATTCTCTCTTTTGCTCCTCTACACTCATTAAAGGCATATCTTTGTAGAGGTAGTTATTGATAGCTAGGTTTGCTCCATCGGCAATTATTTGAGTAATATTGGGGCCGAATTGATTTAACTCAAATAGGGTTTTCCCAGGGATAATAGGTTGGTACTCACTAGATTGTAGAACTGCTTCAGGTTTTTCTAAATCTGTAACTTCCCTAAAAGTAGGGGATAGACTAATATCTTTTGGATCGGGAGTAATGGATTCCATTAGTAAAGAACCTCCCCTAGTAATCCATTATCTTGTAGTAACTTCAAAGTTTTAATTAATTTTTCTTTTTTATCTGAAGGAATTTTAGATAACTCCTTTTCCCATTGAGACTCCCATCCTTTAGCAACTTCAGAATCCCCCGCAGCTTTAGCAGATGAAATCTGTTCCGCTATAATTCCAAATTTAACTAGGGAAGAATCCCCCAAAGATTCAAAATTCTTATTACTATAGGATTGGGGTACTCTGGATATGTCCTCATAAGAGTTAGAGGAACTATTACTTTTCCTCTTTATTGTACTCACTTGAGTATCCACTTTATTAAAAGGGACTACTACTTTTTTACCTTGCTTATTAAATAGAGGTATCCTTTCTTTAGGACCTCTATAAAAAATCTGCATCCCTTCTTCAACAGGGAGTGGGACTAATTGATTATAGAATAGGGGGTTATTCAGGATACCCTTTATAGTTGGTGATTTAAAAGTATCCAAAGTTGGTAGGATATCCCCTAAATTATCTTCACTAATATTCTCTACTGGTACGTCCTTTGGATCTATTTTATAGGACTCCAATTTTTCTGTAGTAGTTCCAGAATTTTTTAATATTTTATTAGGTATAAAGAAAGAATTAGATCCCCGATCCACATAAGTATTATCCTTCTCCAGCACAATACCAACTGCCTGATCCACTACATCTGAATCAGAGATACTTGGATCCTTAACCTTAAACATCTTGGCAACTTTCCCTATTAACTCTTTTTTACTAGTAACTATGGGGCCCGCCATTCCAACAGTATCTATATTTCCCAAAGCATTAGTATATTTTAAAAGTTTATCATTAGTTAATAATTCCCCTTTTAAATCTTTCCAATTGTCTGGAGGTAGAGAAGTATCCTTATCTGTCCTAATGGCATCTATAACTGTAGACATACTCTTAGGATTTACTATCCCTACTGCTCCCCGATATTTTTCAGGAAGGGATAAACTTGCTTCTTTAGAGTATTTACCAAACATATCTGGGAATTGTAATAATAGATTAGTGGCCTGTTGATTGCTCCCATCCTCTATCTGTTGATTAAGGTATTGCATACTCTGCTCACTAAAGAGCTTCCACTTAGATGGATGTATACCTCTATTTTTATATAGTCCCTTAATATAATTAACTGCCTGTACTGGAGATCCCCCTTCCATGAATTTACTGTACTGATCTATTTCATCTGAGGGTAATCCATCTGGGCCTTTCTCTTCCATATTACTTCTAATATTTTTAAACTCTTTTTCAAAATTCTCTACAGCATTTTGAGATACAGACATCCCTCCCAAAGGACTTTTAACTCCCTTTCTAACGTATTTTCGTAAAGCATTTTTATCCGCTTCATAGGTCTCTACCGTAGATTGTTTAGCAGCATCCTGCCCTTCCGCAATAGCATAGAAAGAATGTATCATTGCCTCTACTTGTTCTATTTCTTCTGGTTCTTTATCAGGATCCTTTTTCATTTCTCTTAAGATATCTTGTCCTATCTTATTAGTTTTTTGAGGGGGTAAAACTTTATTTACTACTGTCTCTCTTAGATTCTCTAAGCGTAATGAATAATTAGTTTGCTTCTTTTTATTGGCCTCAATACTTAGCATGATAGATTTATGGACAATTTGTGCAGTTTTCTCTGGCCCTAGAAATTTAGACAATTCTGAGGGTTGCCCTCTTAAAGCATTTATTAAATTATTCTTGTATTTTGGGGGCATTACTATATTGTAATTTTTACTTAAATTATCCAAAGCATTACTCAGTGTCTTTTTATCCACTCCCACAAAATTTAAGTTGGATATTGGATCCTGCAAATCGAAATTTCTATTAGTGATAGATTCTGCTACAGTTCTATCATGTTCTATTATTTTATTATTGGCATCCATTGCACTTAAACTTCCAGCTTTTACTAAGTCGTCCATACCCCTGGCAAAATTCCTAGATAAGTCCACTCCATTATCTTCAATAGATTGGCCAGGTAATAACCCTCTTCCAGTGGCCACATCATTCCCATTATCCGATATAATTTTATCTACTAGTGCATTTTGGGATTTCTTTTTTTCTTCTAATCTGTAGATATCCCATCTTAGAGACTTATCAGCATTATCTGGATAGGCCCTGCGTTTATATTCTTCTTGAGCAAACTTACTAGGTGCCTCCTTAAATGCCTGGGTATCAAAATCTTTTAAAGTTTTCTGAATAACTTCAGAGGAGTCTCCTCCCTCATATTTCCCTGTTAAGGGGTCATAAGTCTGTTTTATTTCTTCTATCTTGTCTTTGTATACTTTATTTCTATCCGCCTCTTTTTTAATATTATAAATGGCAGCATCATTCTGTATTTGTGTGGCCCATTGTTTACCAGCTATCTCAGTTACATTTTCCCCTATATTAGCTATTTCTTGAAATACCTTTGCCTCGTAGGGGTTACTGACATCTGCCATACTTACTTGAGTATCTGCTCTCTGTAATTGTGGTAATTGTATCACTTTTCTTCCTCCTCCTCAGGAGTGGCCTTATCATATAGGGAGATAGTTTTGTCACCCCCTTTTAGTCCGGCATTAAAAGCCTTTAAGAATCCAAATTCTTTTGCGGATTTTGCAGATCTCTTCAAATTGGACACTTCCATATTCCCCATATCTCTGTCCCACAACGCTTGTCTTCTCATCTCTGCTAGATTCTTTGCAGTGACTTCAGTGGCATAGGCTTCTATCCCTTCCACTATCTGTCCACCAATACCTTTAGCAGCGGCAGAAGTTCCAATATGTCCTATAGTCTGCCTCAAATTTTCTTTTTCTAATTCAGCATTGTAGTTATATCTTCTCCAACTTTCTTCACTTTTTCTATTAGTCATCTCAGCTTTTGCCAACAAAGATTTGGCCTCAGACTGTCCCTGCATGTAGTTTCCATACATACTTAAGGCCGTACTTGCTGCCATTAATTGCCACATATCTACTCCTGAGTCTCTGCTCTATAGATTATAGATAAAATGGAAAGAGGGAAAGGTTTATCTTGTTTTATGATTAAACTCCTCTCCTTATCCCCACCCTTATTTACATCCGCTTCAATGTTTCCAGTATAAAGTTCCCCTGCAGTAGTATTTTTATACTCTATCTCATACATATTGTTGCAGTCCATTCCGAAATACCCAGAATAACTTCTAAGTAACTTGACTAGCAACTTCGTAAGTCTCATAAAAAGAATCTGCGAAGTTCCTGCCTGAGATCCACCCTCTAAATTTAATGTCTCGATGTATCCTGTGTAGGAGTAACCCGCAACGATATAGGATGCTGCCAATGGGAGGGTAATTACTCCTGTAACTGCCACTGTTACATCCTCATAAAGTATGTGACCGTCCGCTAAAACATTTACTTGTCTACCCGTGCCATATAAATGATTAAATCCTGCAAATGCTACGGTGGCTGCTGCTATCCCATCATTGCCATATTTGGAACTATCCAAATAATTCATGATATCTGTCTCACTATCTTTTCCTAAATATTCTCCTAGGTAGTCATCAGACATTTTTTCAATATTGTAAATTGCTGCACTGGCAACTATTCTTTTTACAGTGATGAAAAGATTATCCTTATCTCCTGCCTCGTTAGGTAGGATGCAAATTGATTCTATCCTCCCATCTGATCCTGCAGGTGCTCCATCCCCTCCCAAAGTATACTTACTCCAGGCCAATAATTCTGTGGATCGATTGTAGGACAATCCAACTAATGCCCCATTGGAGGTTAGACCCCACAATATATTTAGACTATCCTGCCAAACTATTTGAGAGAAAACACTACTCTTAAAGGTTCCGCCTCTCCTATTATGGTAAACAATTTCATCATTTACTATTGATAGATCCACAGAGACATAGGATCCATTCTCATCTGAGTATCCCAATTCTTTAAGAGACTTCCCATCCCTACTTACGAAAAATACTTTGTACCCTGCCTTGGTGGCCATAACATAAGTTCCACCGTGGTTAGTCTGTGCCACTATACTAGGGAGATCCGCAGTTATTGCACTAAATTCCCCACCAGCTATGTTAGCTGTGTATTCTTCTCCCATAGTGCCAATTAATAAACCTTTCTGACCTTTCATCCAGGTAATGGAATTAGACTCTGTACTAGCTGGGTGGAACGAGAAGGCATCCCCTGCCACCTTAGTACCAAAATAATATACTCCCGCCGAGGAGGGATCTTGTATCAATCTATCTTGTAGGAAGATTTCAAAATTATCTCTAACAGAGCAACATATTTCATCGGGAGATTCTATACCTCCGCCCATCAACAATCTGCTATTAAACATTGTGCAGGTTGCTGGGAAACCTTGTGCCACTCCCCACATTTCTGTTTGGTATGAAACAGTGGGAGAGGTTTTAGCGGGATCTACTATAACTCTTGCCTCTACATGAGTAGTATCAGTTAAATCTGTAACTAGGAAAATTCCTGTTTTATCCGAATAATTTAAACGAATGTATTGCCCAATTATGTCTGAAGTAAATATGGCAGAGCTAGCTGTTAAGGTATATTTGTCACTATGTACAGTACTAGGAGTAATTGTAGTATCCGCTATTAATGGGCCAAATGGGCAAGTCAAATACCCTTTAGTAGGATAAGTTATATCGTAAGTCCCAGAAAAAGTAGTGATACTCTCTGACAACCATTCCGAATTATTTACGATAAAGGTAGGAGTGTCACTATATCTTTTTATAAAGAAAGGGGTTACTGTTTTGGAGGAATGGGTAACCATGACAATATCCCCACTCTGGCAGATTTGAAAACCCCTAGGATCTAACCCCTCCAGCACTATTGGCAAAGATCTGGGATCTTCTATATCGAATGCAGCTTTTAAGAATCCACCTAAATGGGTTACAGTATGGGAGTTCCATGTTCCTGAAGTCTCACTAAAAACTCTTACCCTTTTTTCTGCACTCCCGACTACCAAATCTGCCATGACAATAGCTATTAAATATGGTTCCTCTTTAGAGAAAACAAATGGAATACATATCACTGGATGGCCGGCATAGTCCGTAGTAGTGAATGGGAGAGTATATTGAAAGCCTGGGCGATACCTGCATCCACCATTGGTGTAGGGTATAAAATTTTCTAATCGACGGACTCCATTTTTATATTCTTTAATTCCATAATTCCCTTCCAACTTGGGACTTACTTCTCCCGATAGGAAATTATTTTGCCCGTCTGAAAATCTCACGATCTATCTCCCAAAAATTCCGAGATATCTATATCCTCAACAGCGTTAGATTGAGAATCATTTGTCCTGGCGGCATCTAGGGATGCTTGGTACTTTGCTTCCAATCTATCTTCCTTAGCAGTATCTTGAGTCAAGGTGTAACAGGCAGAAGCTGCCAGTCTTAATGCACATGAAATTACGAATCCAGGAGAATAAACACTAGTATCCTCAATCCTACTTATATAAGTTAAATAAAGAGTGGAGGCATTTGCCAATAGGTAAGAACCCTCAGCAACTACGTCCTCCTCATTATCTTCTTTCCATGCTTTAATAAAATCGGTTGGCAATGTAAATTGATGTTCCCACCCAAAATCAGGAACCGCGGTTAGTGCGGTCATAGTGGCACGTTTTCTAGCAAAATTCCAACCCCCATCTTCTAGACACAAATCTCTATTCGCTTCATAGAGATCATTCATTACTTCTGTTCTTTTATTAGATCCAGTTAGACTTGTTATTCGTTCGCATCCTAGATAGTGGAGTGCGAGATTTATAATTCCTAACTTAGTGACTGATGTCATAGTACCTCCGATAAAGAAGAGGCAGAGTTGCCCCTGCCTCTTAACTTAATAGATGATACTATTAATCATTCACGTATTCAATCATTACAGTCATCTTAGCAGCAATTGGCGTACCAACTGTAGCGGTGATGGCGATAACAACCGTAGTTTCTACCGTAAACAATTTGAAAATACCGTCGCAGGTATTATCTGGTTCTTTCATAACTACGGCAGATACTAGATCTGTAGTAGGAATGAAAGCGGCATGATCCACTAAATCCACTCCATTGGCCAAATAACCAACAGTGCATGACCCAGTAGAGGCACCCAAATCGGCAGAAAATAGTCTAGCTCCGAGAACCCGACTACCTGCAGGAAGTTTTCCAACGTAGATCAAATCCCCATTGGTCAACTCATCTGCGGTATCTTGGGTATACTCGCCAATAAGTACACGTTTGGTTCCGCCAACTTCCCCTTTTCCAAATAGGTCACGAGGTTTGTTAACGTACCCTTTCTGATAATTCGTAGTATATCGTACAGTCATAAATCCCCCTTATTAAGATTCTAAACACATTACTTCAATAACTTGTTCCTCTTCCATACGAACCCCGCCCAATTCCATCGTATGCAGGATCTGGGTAGAATGAAAATATTTAGGCATAATATCCATCTTAGTTACAGGATTGTCTAGGAAGGAAAGAATAACGCCACGGTTCGCTGTGAAAGCGAAACATCGACGACCTGCACCAAGTGCCAAAGTTCCATCGGTAGCTGATGGGAGTATTGCACCTGTGTCACTATTGTAATACACAATAGCAGAAGTAAAAGGTAGAAGTTCTGTTTCAATGAACTTAAAGCCCATGAAGGTATCTACTTCACCATTTACTAGTGCCTTAACTGCAGAATAGTCAGAGTTTGTTACTTCAGTCGAAGATAACAAATCATCTGCCTGTTGCGCTGCCATGGCGAAAATCATCTGTTCGCCCTTAGCAATCGCTTCTGCCTGTTTTGCCATTTTACGAACTGCTCTCAAAGTCTGAACATTCAGACCGCAACCAGTAGTTTTTGTTCCATCAAAAGCTACAATCTTCTGAGTATCTGGAAGAACTACTTCAGTAGCTCCTGCTTTTCCCGTCCAAGCAGAACCTAAAGCAGCATCGATAATTTCGCTATCAATTCTGCGTCCCGAAGCTCCAGCGGCGGCCTTAGCATATTCCGACTCTGGATTCATGATTGTTTTTAGTTTGTCTGATTTGTCTACCAAATCTGACCATTTAAATTTGGAAGTAGTTACGCGACGACGTGAGTGTGGCGTATCGGTGTAAACCACTTCTTGATGGCGGCCAACCACTTCTTCCATTTCTACTTTGCCAATTAGATCAAAAAACTCTGATTCTCCTCGTTGTGTTTCCCGACGAACATAAGGCAACAAACGAGATTCTTTTTGCTGTGATAGGTGCATAACGTTCGCATTGAACATTGCCACCATAGCTGTGCTGATTTCATTCGACATATAAGTCTCCTATGTTGTTAATAAAAACCCAAAATCCATTTTCGAGCGTTTACCCCAAACAGGGACTCTCTAAGTATATTTTTATGCGAGGCCTATAAAGGTTCCCTCAATACACTTTAAATTTAGTATAGCTTCGGAGATTACTAGCGTCAACATAAAATTGACGCTAGTAAAAATGTGTCTAATTTCCGCCAGTTAACGTATGTAACTTAAGCATCTTCTCTACAGCTTCTTTATGACCTGGGTGCATATGGTCTAAATAGGCACCTTTTGGATTGGCCATCATCTCATTGATTTGATCCTTAGCCTCTGAAGGAGTAATCCTATCGCTTGACTTAAGTTCATTTCCTAGAGTGTTATCCTCTCCCTCAATCTTCTCATAGAGATCTGCCATAAATTCTACAAACTTGGCATCTGCCACATACCCTTTTTCATTGATATGTTTCTTAAATTCTTCCCCACCTAATTTATCCACGAAACTATTGGCGGCCATAATTTTTCTATCATAGGCATTGCCCCATTTAGATTTTAGATTGTTCAATCCAGTTTCCCACTCTTTAGCTTCAGCAGCTTCAGCAGCTTTCTTACCTTCCACTGCGGTACTCTCAAAAAAGTCCAGCATCTTTTCAGCTTGCTTTACTGGCATCCCACTAGAATGGGCAAATTTTCTAAAGCTATCTACAAACTCTTTTGCTACTACTTTCTCATCTGGTTGTTTGCCAAATTTATATTCTGCCTCATTTTCTACCCAACCCATTTTCTTATTAAATTCTTTTAGTTCCTCTGGGGTGGATTTATCGTTGGGAATGATCACTTTATCTTTGCCCATCTGTTTTTGGGCGTGGATATAGGACTTCATAATATTGGCCTGATTAAATTTCCCATCCTTGTCAATAAAAGATTTCAAAGATGCTTCATTTTTTAAAGTATCCTCAAATCCCTGTGGGAATTCAGGTTTCATATCCCCCCAAATTACTGGATCTAATTTAAACTCTGCTGGGGTTGTTGGAGCAGCGGGAGGAGTTCCCGTGTTTAGTAAATTAGTGTCTGGTGCTGGTTGTCCACCTGGTACTGGATCAGTCATAAAATTTCCTTTGTGTTATGAGTGAGGATCATTCCTCGCTATTGTGTTCTTTTTCAATGCTTTCTTTAAACTTTTGAAAGTTAATTCCTAAAGTTTGAAAGATACTTAAAATAATTGCTCTTTGCCCTTCTTTAAAGGCAGACTCACAAGGATCTTTGGAAAAGGTAGTATCAAAAACATAAGCTCTCTTACAGAGATCTTCTAAAACTGTTTTCCCATCCCCTTCCTCAAATACTTTTTGGTATTTTAGAATTAGTTGAAGTTGTTTCTCTGCCTCTTTCTTGTTTGATCTTCCAAACATTCTTATGCTCCCATTTCTTTTAAACCTTTAGCTGATTTACCCATAGTTTCTGTCGCTTGTAAATCCATTTGTTGCTGTTGCATTTCTGCCCTAGCTTTTCTGGTAGCTTTTACATCATTCTCATCATAAAGAGATTTCATATCGGCATCAAAGTTCTTCATACTGGTTCTTAGCATATAATCTGCGTTGATATTGTCCCACAAATCTGGTTTAATTTCAATTAGCGGGCCCAAGGAAGCTAGTACTCTTTGGAAGTTCTCATATTCCCCAGCTTTCTGAGATTTGGCTATCATGGAATTGTACTTGACATCCAATTTATTACCAATTCCTGCAGGAATGGCATTAAACATTCCTCTTCTCAACATGATATTAAATAATCTGTTGACTATTGGTTTTAAACACTCTTCCTGTAATCTTCCTAATACCCCACCCAATGTTCTAAACTGTTCATCTCTACGTTGCATAATCTCCGTAGCAGTCATTCGATCTCTTTCAGCTATTTGCAACTTATCTAGTAAGAACCCAGATTTAATTTCATTTTTATAATACTCAATAACATCCAAACCTAAATCTACTCTAGCATTTGCCACAATAGGTTTAATCTCCGAATCTCCGCGAGTATAGGTAACTGAAAGAGGTTTCCAACTAATTGGCCGTACTAATGAATTATCCTTTGCCTGGAGAGGAGGAGCTACAGTAATTTGCATCCCCATCAATTCAGCTTTCTTCATGGCATTGATTGACTTGATATCTGGCAATAGATCCATCGCTGGGGATCTACCAGTGATTTCGTCACTAGTTTTTGTCCATCTAGTAATGGCCGCGGGAAATTCATGATAGCCCTTTTCCGACAGTACCTTTAACTCTTCTTTCCACACTTTGATGGAAGAGTAGGACATGGATAAAGTTCCTATCTTTGCCCTAATTTTCTCTCTAGGGGAGATGTAGTGGATAATGGTATATTTCTTTTCAATGATGCTTTTATCCTTTGCCAGATAAAGCTTTTTTAATTCGTCAGAAAGTGGTTGCATTCCCCATTCTTCCACAATTTGTTCTAGGGAGTATTTATAGCATCTACTGACACAATCGATCTGACCTTTAGAATTTTCTTTAATGGCACAGTACCAGATTGGCATAGAGTAAAATCGAATGGTATCTTTAGGATCTTCCTCCTGCAAAATAATTGCAGTTCCAACAGTAACTAAATCTAAATAAAACTCTGCAATTTCTGTATTGAAATTGGAGGAGTTCATCACAGCGTGCATCCTATTTGCACAGTCCTGTAACCATTCCGCCACTTCTGGTCGATTATCTATTTCATCATCCCCAGTAGTTAAGGAGTAAAAATGTACTGAGGGATTGGTCATTAAACTATGTAGGCTATTTGATAGTTCATTTGCGGATCTGGTGGCAGTAGAGTCAAATAGATATTGGCCCCGTTTCTCACCTGGAGTAGTAACTTCAAAAACTGTATTTCTGTTAGGGTGGACATAATCGAGTACTTCTCTCAGGGTGGACTTTAGAGTCTCCAACTGATTCATCATGTAGTCATGTTGTGAAATTATCTTCCTGGCCAGATTTTGCTCTGCCTGTTTTTCATCTTGAGATTGTTTCATTTTACTGTCCTAGGTTTAATAAAGACCTTTGAGGTGCAGCAGCGTTAGTCAAAAACTGGGAGGAGTTACTAGTATTTAGGTAACTTCTACGTTTAGTTTGGGTAGTCTGTTTCCTACCAGGGTTTAAAGCAGAGGAGGATAATAGTAGATTTCTTTTTTCATCATCTGCCATTCCAGACAACTGCCCTTCACTTAATGACGGGCCCACTAATTTCCCCGATCCATTCTCACTTTCTAACATGGGGTCAATAATATCATTCACTCCTGTATACTTATCTATTTGATCCTGTAAGGGCATTGCAGTATCTAATATGTTCTTAGTAACTTTGGCAGTTTTTTTAATCCTATCCCACGCACTTGCCATACTTTCCTCCTTGACTACATGTTAAACATATCATAATGGCTATCTGCCACCTCTGGCAATCTATTTCTCTCCTCAATCGCCCCCATACTTCCAAAACCAGGCTGATAACTTACGGCAAATTGCCTAAAACTATCCGCCCCGTGGCTACATTTATCATGAACTGGCTTATCGGAATACACCTTTAAAACATCGTCATACTTGCGGCGGTAGCCTATCAAAGCTTCCAGCCCCAATTTACAATTATCCTTGTCAAACAAACACTTAGGCAATACCACCCTGACTAGGTGTAAATCTTCAGCCACACTTTTAGTCCTAGGAACCACAGTTAGATTCCTTAGCCCATTATTTCTTAAAAAATCCACCCTAGTAGTATCTACCTGCAATTCATGATTGGAAGCATCATGAGGGAGAAAATGTTCGGAGTAGTGATAATTGTGGGACTCTATTTCTTGGATAGCTACATTTAATCCTTTCCCCGTAGTTTCCCAATATCGAATACATCGAATCTCTCTGCCCACTTCTTGTATGTACCAGATAGCAATACCGTCCCTTCCCATATCCCAATAAGTAGTGACCGGATAAGACGGATCGTACGGCACCTTAGTGACTCTGTTTTCACGGATGGCATCCTCTATATAAGATTGATAATAGTACCCACTTGGAATGGCATTGAAGTTACACATGTACTCCTGTTCAAATGCCTCCTTAGACATGTTCTTTTGCAGAGACAGTAACTCTGTCTTAGCTATCATGTTTGTATCTGTGACAGGTATTAACTTGGCATACCACTCCCCATCAGCATCCATCTGTGCCATCATGAATAATTCTTTGAAGGCATTTTGTCCCTGGGGAGTTCCAATCACAATCTCCCACCCAATTCTATCAGAGATAGTGGCCATCAAAATTTCATCCCTAATTTTCTTCAAAGGAATGGTAGATGCCTCATCTAACACATACCCATCAAACTTCATACCTCGGAAACTCTCATAGTTCTCCGCCCCGATTAAACTAATGGAGGCACGACCAGCAGGACAATCAAAGTAAATTTTTAACTCAGTAGAATTAGATTTAAAGCCAGGCAGATCCTTACAATACTCCAAAAAGTATTCCCAACTTATTTCCTTAGCTTGTCGATAAGTAGGAGCAATATAGGCATAGGTAGGATTTTTTAATTTCTTCCCTGTCTTGGGATCTATCTTATCAAAGTAGTTCGCCATGTGGATGATGTAATTTACGCAGAATACTGTCTTACCGCCGCGTCGGTGGATAACAAACACATTCCTTCTTCGCAGATTCTTAAATGCCTCAACTTGCCAATCTATGGGTGAGAACCCAGTACTGATGATATTATACTTATCTTTCTTCATCGGCCTAGGGCCGCCAGTCTCATCTAGGATAGGAATATAATCAAGCATTTTTCTTCCTCTTAAAACTTAGCTCCATTAACCTATTATACAAATATTCCTTACTGGCCCCATAACAATTAGGTTCGTCATACAGTTTAAAGTAATATGCTAACTTAGTGAGCTCCTCTCTCTTCAACCCCACTACCTTCCTGGGTGTCCAGGTATTAGTGTGACTCTTTAACAAACTATAGTCCCAATCATTTAAAGGAGGGGGTCTTTGTAGATTAGCTATATGGGGATGCTTACTCATTTTCTTGTTACCTATAAAGTTGTAAGCTTTCTTCCTCTTCTTGCCAGTCTTCACCCTCTCTATTCCATCCTTCCTCTTCTCATTCGTCCACTCTGTATCAGAAAAGTAGGTAGGATTGGGTGGGAGAGTTGGCATCGGTATATCTACCACCTCAGGAGGTTGCATCTTTTTAAACTCTTCCTCAGTTATTCTCTTACCATTAACTAAAAAGTACTTCATAGATCTTCCACCCCAATCTCTTCCTTATCTTTCCTTATTTCCTCAAAGTCTACCTCTACCACACCTTCTTGGTTAAGTACTTGCCTGACAAAACCAGTATCTATAATGATGGGCCGTTTATCCTCGATCGTATGCTCTATTCTATCCTTGAAGTTTTCTGGGTCAATATTCTTTAGAGCAAATTGAGTAGCGGAGGCATTTCCCTTAATGGCCCCAGAAGAGTTATCCTTTAAATCCTTCTGGTACTCCATAGACAGGAATTGGGTAGCTATCTCTTTTGCCTCTGCAAACTTTTCATAAGTGTCCACCCACCTTGATAAAGTAGTTACGGATATTCCTATGACAGCGGCGAAACTATTAAATGTGAAACCATTCTTACAATGTTTGATTACATCGTCACAGTAGGATGTTTTATACTTTAAGGTGGAATGTCTCAGCCTATAATCTATTATTTTTACTTTTTTATCCATAATTCCTCAAGTTTAAAGTAAGTATCCGTGACATCCATATCCCAGATACTTACTGGAGTTAACTCTACCATTTAACGTATCACACCCATCTCAGTTGTCAAGTTACTCAGTTTTGAAAATTTCTGGTATATGGGATGCTATGGAAGGTTTAAATGGGACAGTGCGTCAATCTTTAAATTTTGGGGTAGTCAGTGGAGGGGATCCCTCCCTTCCCAAGCTCTTCGCTTTGGGGGTTCCACCCCCTCCGCTCAGCTAAGGTACTTGGGATCTTTATAACCCCGCCGATACAAGGCAGCGTCACAAGAATATACGCACCTAAGTAGCTAAGTAAATAGCATTGACATAGCAACGCAGCATACGAATATACGCAGCTATGAGTCAAGCAGTAAGAATATACGTAGCTACTATCATTACAGTAGAATATACGCAGCTAAGTATCTGGTAAATGGCATTGACACGGTTGCCTATAAATGTAAGAGACACACCGCGTGGTGGGTATTTTCCCTACCCCAAACAACCCATATTTACTTACTCTGTTACACTCAAGTGATACACTCATTCTAAATTAATCCATTTACGCCACTCATTAAAAACCAGGTATAAACCAGGTATAAAGAAACGCTAGAATTGCAGAGTGCAATAATATTGCATGATGCAATTAAACAGTAGGCATGAAACATTTACAAAATTATTTACTTATAAACATTTTAATGTATAGTGGATCTATAAGTAAAAAATAATTATTCAACGAGGTAACAAATGAAAACAATCAGATTGGAAACACTTACAGGGGTTATATTCTTTATTGACAATGCTGGGGATTGTTACAATGTCTCGGACTATGGTGGAAGATTACTAACAAAATTTACTAATCTACAAATGGCAATAGAATTTTGCTTGATGGGTGGAAAATGAAGCACAAAAACGCCAATTTGATAATGGATTGCATTAGAGAGATTCATGGTCAATTAGATAGATTATACTACTCCGATGAGTCTGAGAAACGGGAAAGAATTGAAGGAATTACAGAGCAAATAGAATTATTAACTGACCTATTTACCAAAGGATTGAGCAAATGAAGTATGAATCAATTTGTAACATTAAACACATGCACAAAGGTCATTGGTTTGATGAAAGTACCATGAGATTCTTTAAATCTAAGGTCTACGAAACTGTCTATTGTGGTGAAAAGAATTGGTATTTTGTTTCAAGTGAAAGATTTTCAGATGAAGTGAAGAGACTATTTACAGTGAGAGAATTTGAAAGAATTTTCAATGCAAGGCTATTGAAAATGCGTGATAACTATTTACGCTCTCACATTGCCAGGAAGGGATTTAAACAAGCTATTGAAAACGTATACAAACTTAGCAAATTTGGGGATAAACTGTGAGCGTATTTGATGCTAACAATTTGGGCATAGCTTTTATTTACTGTAATGGTAGTAAAACTAATTACCTAATTGATTACTTGGGAGATGTCTTTAACTGCAAGACAAAAAAGTTTTTGAAGATTCATAGCCGTATTCCCAGCGCCTCCTCAAATGGTACTTACAAATTTTTTAAATACCGTTTTAACGGCAAGGCACATAAACGTATTTGGTCACGCCAAATGATGATAAGTTTCTATCCAGTGCCAAACATGGATAATCTTGAAGTAGATCATATTAATACCTGGGATGAGGATTACTTCCATAACTGGCAATGGTTAACTAAAGAAGCTAATTTAGCAAAGAGACAATTTGATACACCTTTTTAAACTTGAAGGAATCGAAAAATGAAATTAAAAGACTACATAGAGACAGCATCAAGAATTGAGTTAATTGAGGATGAGTTGAGTATACTTGATAGCAACAACGTTTTTGAGCGCAAAAGAATATCTATTCTAAAGCTTTGTTTACTAGTGATATTGGATGACATAAAACGATTGGAAACTCCTAAATTGAGGATTATAAAATGAAAGATCAACTTAATTTAGAGATAGAAATAAACAATCAATCTGGTCTGTACATCAGGGACATTGAAAACTTATTTAACAAACGATTACTAGAAACTAATGGAAACTATTTAAAGTCTCACATTGCCAGACGTGCCTTTAAAAAAGCAATTGAAACCCTCTATAAACTAAATTCAAAGGATAGAACATGACGGAAAGAAAAGTATTTATAGGCTTTGAAATAACTGAGAAAGAATTGAAACTATTGTCTAGCGTACTACTTCAATCTTTAAAAGAAGAACTAGATAACATCAAAGTGCAACGTATACGAGCAAAGACTTTGGCC